ATATTGGACACGGTAGTTCTGGAGTTTTACATTATTATCCTGAAGTATGGGATTGTGATTTTAAAACATTTGCTAAAAAAATTAGACAAAAAGGAAATACCAAAGCTCTTTTTAAATGGGCTACAACAAACCATGTTCCACCTTCGATGTTAGTTTTGCATTTAACAATAAGAAACGAAACAGATTATTGGAACTACACTATTAAAATGATTAACGTACGAGAGTATAGAAAATTTTGGGAACTTAAATATAAAAAACCATGGAAAGAAAATTAGCCTCAATTCAAAGAGTAGCAAGCATTAGACCAATCGAAGGTGCTGATGCAATTGAAGTTGTAAGAATTAATAACTGGGACGTAGTTTCTAAAAAAGGAGAATATAAGCCAGGAGATCTTTGCGTTTATTTTGAAATTGACTCATTTCTACCGATCAGAGAAGAGTTTGAGTTTTTACGCAAAAGCTCTTTTAAGAAAATGGCAAATCAAGAAGGTTTTCGTTTAAAAACAATTAGACTTAGAGGCCAAGTTTCTCAAGGACTTGTAGTGCCTTTGGGTATTTTAGAAGGGCCTGATGAGTATAAGATAGGAATGAGCGAAGACAGATTACAAGTTGGACCTTACGATAATGCTTTAGTAATTGAAGAAGGTGCAGACGTAACAGAATACTTAAACGTAGTTAAATATGAACCACCAATTCCAGCCGAATTAGCTGGTAAAGTTAAAGGTAGCTTTCCATCATTCTTAAGAAAAACTGATGAAGAGAGAGTTCAAAATTTAACAGGCTTTTATAAAAAATGGCTTGAAGAAGATTTAGACTTTTACGTGACTGAGAAATTAGATGGTAGTTCAGCTACTTTTTATTTAAATGACGGCGTATTTGGTGTTTGCTCTAGAAATTTAGACTTACTTGAAACTGAAGAAAACACATTTTGGAAAGTGGCTCGTGAATTGAAGATTGAAGAGAAATTGAGAGAGAATGATAATCACAACATGGCTTTACAAGGTGAATTGATCGGTGAAGGAATTCAAGGCAATCCTTATGGAATCAAAGGACATACAGTTAAATTCTTTAATGCGTTTGACATTGACAATCAATATTATTATGGTTTACCTATGTTCTTGGCTTTATTTAAACATCAATTTAAGTTAGAGACTGTGCCAATTTTAACTAATCTAACGATGAAATTGCCAGAAACCATCGATGAGTGTTTAGCCTTTGCAGAAGCAAAGTCAGTGCTTAATCCAAACTTCGATAGAGAAGGTGTAGTGTTTAGAACCATGGACAGACAGATTAGTTTTAAAGCCATTTCAAATAAATTTCTTTTAAACGAAAAATAATTGCTTAAATATTTTTTTATGTCAAATATTTGTGGTATATTTACATATAACAAAAAAGCAAAGAACATGAAAAAGTTATCATTATTATTAGTCGCTGTAGTTTTATTTCAATCTTGTACAAAAGATGAACTTGAAGAAATTACACCAAAAACTACAGTGACTACTGTTGCCCCAGGAGAATTAAACACAGAAACACAGTTGGATTCTAGAATTGTAAATTCTGGTTCTATGAGTGAATCGATCCTTAAAGGACAGACAGTCTACACTTCAACTTTAGACAAAGACGGTCATTCTTGTATGAGCTGTCACGTTTCTAAAGATGGTTATGACATTGCATTGTTTAACAACATAGATTCAATTCCTTTTATGAATCGTACGTTTCACAGAGCAATAAAGCACGTCTCTACACAAGATGCAATTAATGTGATGAATTACATTAAGAGTTTAACAAAAGGAAAAGTTACACCTAGAAATTCAATCAAGAACGTGTATCAACCTGGAGGTGAAATAGTAAGTGAAGGTCAATTTGCAAACTCAGTTGGCTTAAGTAATGCTTCGTATAGTGTAAGTCAAATTAATAACTGGGACTTTACACAAATTAAGGTGCCAATTACTTTGCCATCTTGGATTGATACAGCTTCTATTAATGATATTATGCCAGATAAACCAATGGAGCTTTTAAGAAATGGTAATTTAGCGGTTAAGTCTGCGTACATGAATTATCTTGATAGTCCAACTGATGAAAATTACGTTAGATTTAAAAGAGTAGTCTTTAATAGTTTGACAGAAGGTCAAAAGCACCCAGGTGAGCATGGTTACTCAGACTTTAAAGAGTCTTATAACACAATGAAATGGATGTCAAGCGCTTATATTCAACATGTTATAAGATATAAAGATGGTAAATTTGGTCCATTTAATATCTATGTAGATGGTAAATTATCAGACGATACTTATGAGTCGGTTTTAGATCCAATTTGGTTTGCAGGTGATATTGCTCGTAGAAGTTTAGATAATGGTAGTGTAAGTCAACAGTTAGAAGAAAGAGATGAAGTACGCTCAACGTGGTTGTATTTAGGTTGGATTGGTAATTATGGCCGAACTGCTAACTTTGAAACCAAATATATTGCTGAAGCTCTTTTAAGCAAAAGATTTCAATACTTAACACAAGCTGTGATTATGAAGTCTTTAGTTAACAGACCAAACAATGTACAAGCTTTATATGATGATATTCGTACAGCCGCAAGATTAGTTGATCCAAACACTGGTAATTATGATAAATGTTTAGATTTTATGTTAACTTTTGTTAATAATAAGATTAATACAAATCCATTAGCAGCCAGAGTTTATGGTAGTGATAAAACATTTTCTTTAGAAGATCTTAACACAGCTAGAGGATTTATCAATGAAAAAGCTGGAAGTTCTAAAGCATCTTTATTAACCAAAATAGATCAGATTATTGCAGCTGTAAATGCAATGTAAAAAAATGGAAGTAGATTATAAAAAAGTTCTATTAGGAATGTTAGGCGAAAAGATTGTAGCAAAACATTTTAGAGATAATGGTCACGTAGTTGATGAGTCTTTAAATATTTTTGATTCTGAAAAGGACATGATTATTGATGGAAATAATGTTGAAGTAAAAACAAATGCACCCCTAATTTATTATGATTCATTTTCAATACCAAATGGTCAATATAATAAGATTATGAATTCACATAGAGTTTATTGGATTTCAGTGCCTTTGCAAACAAAAGAAGACCAATTTGCTGGATGTATTTTTGAAATGGATCCTAAAGTTGCACAATTACATAATATTACATTTCACACAGGTAATACTATAACTGCGCTTAAAAGACAACAAGAAGGTATGAAAATAATTCATAGGATTGAAGATAAAGCACTCTTAAATCATCTCAAGAGTCTTTCTACTTCTTATATGTAAATATTTTGAAAATAAACGCTAAATAATTTTTTTATGTCAAATAAAAGTAGTATATTAGTCTTATAATTAAAAACAAAAACAAATAAGATATGAAACAAGAAACACTTGAAGAAGCTGCTGCTAACTATTTGCATAGGGTGGCAGATGGAAAGAGAACCACAGGGTACGCGGATGAAGATTTTATCGAAGGTGCTAAGTGGCAACAAGAAAGAAATTGCAAACATAGCTATATTTTAACAGCTGAACAAAGTCATAGGGTTATAAAATGTAGTAAATGTAACGATACTCAAACGATTTAAAAAATAAAATATGAAAAAACTATTATTATTTACAATTGCTGCCGGTATGGTATCTTGTAATCAATTACGAACAGACACCAAAGAATATAAATTTGGATTAGTTAGTTATAACGGAAACGGTTTTAACAGCACGTCTTCTACCATAAAATGTGATAGCGTCAAAATGTATGGAACAAAAAAAGCAGATGTTTGGGTAGATGGTGTTAAAATTAGCATAGAAGCAGAAAACGTAATTACCGTATATTCAAAATATTAAAAACAAACAAATATGTCAGTAGAATTAATTCAAAAAGCAAAACAAGCAGCTGAAAAATACGCAAGTGAAAATTTAGAATGGTGCTTAGCTCAGCCAGTAACTGAAGGTGAAAGACGACACATCGTTGATATTGCGGCTTCTATTATCATGACAAGAGATAATCTTTTGCAAGGTGGTAGTTTTGTTCAATCTGTTATCGATAACAAATTAGATCAAGCTATTTCCAGAGCAGATTCAACATGTATTAAAGCTTTAAAGTTTTTTGTCATGGTAAAAGAAAATGCTGGCAAATATTAAATTATTTCAGCATATCTTGAAACAATTGATATATTTAACGTAATATATACATAACAAACGTTCTTTAACACAATGTTGCCCAGGTGGTGTAATGGTAGCCACGCAAGACTTAAACTCTTGTGGACAGTATGTCCGTACCAGTTCGAGTCTGGTCATGGGTACTTATTTAAATGCCTCTTTAGCTCAGCTGGCCAGAGCAGCTGATTTGTAATCAGCAGGCCGTGGGTTCGAATCCCTCAAGAGGCTCAAAACATTTACCAGTAATGGTCCGCTAGCTCAGTTGGATTAGAGCAACTGCCTTCTAAGCAGTAGGTCTCAGGTTCGAATCCTGAGCGGATCACGTAGCCAATCATTCGATTGGCTTTTTTATTTTCTAGACATGATACTTTTTTATTTTCTTTAATATAACCTATTAAATAATACTATCATGACATACGCAGAATTTATAGCAGAAGAATTAAGAAGCACGTATCGTATTACAGTCGATCAACCAAAGAATCCAGATGGAAGCAATCCATATATCCTCAAGCTTGGACCTTTTGTCTATGTAGATGTCCAAGTAGAAATTTTAAACATCTACACAAGATCACTTGAACTTTTTTTAACTTTCGAAGGACTTAATATCAAAAAGATATTTTTTACACCTTCACATAAAGGGCCTGAAATCATTCATGCTGAAATCTTTAATAAAATTGACAAGTTAGTTAACAAAGCCCTTTTAGAAGATGGTAGAGAAGAATGGATTCGTGAAGAATATCGTAAGAAAAAGGAAAGGTTAAATAATACAATACAAGAAATTGCCGGAAAAATACAAGAAATAGATGACAAAAATAAAGGAAATTATTTGCAAGATTAAGGGTCATAATTACTCTTATAATTTCGGATGGATGCCGACAAAATGTTACTGCAAGAGATGCGGAATGAAATGGAGAACTACACCAAATCCAGACTACATTCCTGGTAAATCTAATCCTTTAGAAACAGATATTTTTACATGGATTGAAGATACTGGAATTGAATCAAAACCAAGTATTGATACTAACTGGGACAATGAGCCCGATTTAATGTCTTAAAAAATGAGTACGATAAATTTAATTGAAGAAGATCTATGGGATCACTATAGTGGGCTGCCAAGCCCAGCATGGTATCAATACAATGAAGAATTAGAAGAAGATGAAGAAAATAGCACAGATAATTTGGCTGATATTGGATCTAATACTAAAAAGATTTAAACGCAAAAAGAAAAGTATATGGGAATTATAAACAATTTAAATAAAACTAACAAATGAAAAATTTTAAAACTTCTGAAATATTGATTTTAATAGCTACGGTATTAATAATCTTTATCAGCGAATATCATTATATTGTAGATGGAGATATTAACAAAGCAATTTTTATTGGATTGTGGCCTCCTACAATATTAGCATTTCTAATCTATATTAACCTTAAAATAAAAAAATAATGGAGATAATAGCATTAACAGCAGTTGTTGTTACACTTTTTACAGTGTTTGGTATTACAATTTTAAGAGAATTTAATAGGATGGAAACTGAAGGATACGCGTATAATCCAAATGCAAAAAAATACGGCAGAGATGCTTTATTTGAACTAGCCGTTAAATTGTTTGAGGATGAAAAAATCACAGCAAAGGTAAGTAAAAAAGAAAAAAAGAAAAACAGAGTCATGTATAAAAATATAGCAGACATGGAATCAGATGGCGTTTATTTTCCAGAAGAAGTTAAAAAACAACTTCTAAAAATAAAACAGTAAAGATTGAAAGATTTAACTACAGAACAGATAGATCGTATTATAGAAATGGCATGGGAAGACAGAACACCCTTTGATGCCATTAAAGCTCAGTTCGGATTAAGCGAAGATATGGTTAAAGTGTTAATGAAGAGAGAACTTAAATTCAGCAGTTATAAACTATGGAGAGAACGCGTCGAAAAATGCAAAACTAAACACACTGCTAAAAGAAACAATGAGATTGATAGGTTTAAGTCAACTTCACAAAAACAAATCACTAATAATAAAATATCAAAACGCTAATGAACAATTTAATAATAATAGCACATCCGAATAAGGAATCTTTTTGCTATAATGGAATCTATAAAACAATCGAATCAACACTAGTTGAGAATAATGAGTTGGTAACAATCATAGATCTATATAGTGATGATTTTACAAGACCAAGAACTAATTTAATCAAATCATATAAAGAAGCAGTAACATTGGCCGATAGAATCTACATTGTATCTCCTGTTTGGTGGTTTAGATTAACGCCAAGAATGGAAACTTTCTTTGATGAAGTATTTACACCAGGGTTTGCTTACAACTTTATACCCCTGACCAAATTATATGGCTATCCAAAACCTCTATTAGGCGATAAAAAGGTTAGAACATATCTAACACATGGAGCGCCTGCATTACCTGTAGTTTCATTATATTTAAACTCAGTGAAATTACGATTAGTAATGGGTGTTTATTCATTTGTATTTGGATGGTTTAAAACAAAAACACGTCAGTTTTGGAGTGTGCCTTTTGTTTCTCAAGAAAAAAGACAAAGTTATTTAAAAAGAGTACAACGCGATATTCTCAGCGATTTAAAGCTTTAAAATATTTATATTTTTGTTTAATATTATTAATAATTAGTTAAACAAAAGATATATAAACCATATAATATCAGCGCAAGTATTATACATTTAATTAATTTAAACAAACAAACAATTATGGGAACTTTATTATCGGTAGCACAGATGTTACCAAATGATTACATTGGTTTTACTTTTTTCGTCGGATGTATGGCTATGATGGCTGCATCGGCATTTTTCTTTTTATCATTAAATCAATTTGATAAAAAATGGCGTACTTCGGTACTGGTTTCAGGATTAATTACATTTATCGCAGCGGTACACTATTTCTACATGAAAGAGTATTGGTCTGCTTTCGGAGAATCTCCAACATTTTTTAGATATGTTGACTGGATTTTAACAGTGCCGTTGATGTGTTTAGAGTTTTTCTTAATCTTAAAAGTTGCAGGAGCTAAAAAAGACCTTTTATACAAAATGATTGGACTTTCATTAATCATGCTTGTAACAGGATATTTAGGAGAAACTGTATACGCAACTGAAGCTGCGTTTTGGGGATTAATCTCAGGATTGGCTTATTTTGTTATTGTATATGAAATCTGGTTAGGTTCTGCCGCTAAATTGGCAAAAGCAGCTGGAGGAAATATCTTAGCAGCACATAAAATTTTATGCTGGTTCGTATTAGTAGGTTGGGCAATCTATCCATTAGGTTACATGTTAGGAACTAACGGATGGTACACTCAATTCTTAGGAACTGGAAGTGTTGATATTGCGTATAACATCGCAGATGCAATTAATAAAATTGGATTTGGATTGGTTATTTATAACTTAGCAGTACAATCACAAGAACAATAATACATTACAATATATTAATTATTGCGCAGAGAGGACCAATATTGGTCCTCTTTTTTTGTAAACTTTTTAAGTGTATTAGATATAATATTTATATAAAATAATGTAATGAACAAATTAGATAAACAATACACAGATCTACTACAAGACATTTTAGATAATGGTGTAAAAAAAGAGGACCGAACAGGAACTGGTACAATTTCAGTTTTTGGAAGACAAATTCGCCATGATATGAAGGACGGTTTTCCATTACTTACAACTAAAAAGATGCCGTTCAAAACAATCGTAACGGAGTTACTTTGGTTCTTACGAGGTGATACTAATATTAAATTTTTAGTTGATAATAACTGTCATATCTGGGATGGTGATGCTTATAAAAATTATGTATCAAAACACAATGAATTAAATCTACTTACATATTCAAAAGACTACTTTATTAAATATATCAAAACATATGAAAAGTTTGCTAAAGAGTGGGGAGAATTAGGCCCAATTTATGGTGCTCAGTGGAGAAATTGGAATGGTAGAGGAACTGACCAAATCCAAAATCTAATCAACGAACTTAAAACAAATCCAGATAGTAGAAGATTGATGGTCAATGCTTGGAATGTTGGAGAATTAGACCAAATGGTTCTTCCACCTTGTCATTATGGATTTCAAGTTTATACAAGAGAGTTGAGTTATGATGAGAGAAGAGATTGGTGGAATAAAGATGTTGAAAAAGGAAATTATAGAAGTTTAATATATGATAAAGAAGAATTAGATGAGAATAATGTTCCAACCAAGGCAATCTCTTTAATGTGGAATCAACGAAGTGTCGACACAGCGCTCGGTTTACCGTTCAATATTGCTTCTTATGCAATATTACTAGAACTTTTAGGTAAAATGGTTAATATGGTTCCAGATCAATTAATCGGTAATTTAGGAGATGTTCACCTTTATTCAAATCATATTGAAGGTGCTAAAGAACAAATACTTCGAGACAGTTTTAATTTACCTAAATTAAAACTTTCAGATTTAATTGAAACCGATATTAGAAAATATGGTACATTCGTCAATGCTAATTTAGATATGTTTATAAGTAGATTAAATTCTTCTGATTTTATTCTTGAAAATTATGAAGCGTATCCAACTATTAAATTTCCATTAAGTAATTAATATGATAGAAACTAGACCATGGGGAACTTACGAAGTTCTTTTAGATGAAAAAAATGTAAAAGTTAAAAGAATTGTAGTTAATCCTAAACAAAGATTATCATATCAATATCATAACATGAGACAAGAGCATTGGACTGTTGTAGAAGGTACTCTAACTATTGTTTTAGATGATTATAAACACACGAGATCGGTTAGCGAATCAATTCATATTCCACTGAATGCTCATCATAGAGCTTGGAATGAAACTAATGATCCAGTTACATTTATAGAAGTTCAAACTGGAACTTATTTTGGAGAAGATGACATTATTAGATTAGAAGATGATTATTTAAGAAATTAAACATGATACAAATATTAGGTTACACAGCAACATTTATTACAGGACTTTCATTTATGATGAAAGATCTTAAAACATTAAGATTGGTAAATGCATTAGGATGCTTAGTTTGGATAGTTTACGGAGCTTGGTTAGATAGCGTGCCGATTATTATGACAAATGTTGGTATCTTTGGTATTCATTTTAGTAAACTTTTAAAAGAAGCATATTTAAAAGCTTAAAATAATTTAAAAATAATTGCTTAAATATTTTTTTATGTCAATAATTAGTTGTATATTTACTATATAATTAAAAACATAAAGTATGAATATTATTAAGAGAACTTATTTAAAATTAAAAGTCAAGTACAAAAACAGAAATGTTAAACCGCTTGATGATGAGCAGAAACTGTTACATGAAATTGTAACTAAGATGTGTTCTAAACATGATTCTAAATTTTTAATGACGCCTATTGAAGTACATCATAATAGGTATTACATTGAAAATAGGGCTAATGAGTATTTTATCGTTTTAAGCAATGAATCTATCAAAATCACAAACCACAAATTTTATCTTGTTCGTCAATTCCACAGTGAACAAATGAAACCTCTCATCGATAAAGTTCGTCGCAGAATTGAAAATGATAGATTTAAAATGGAAAAGGAAATGTTTAAAAATGAATTAGATCTTTTAAGAAACATTTCACAAAGTTTAGATACAACAATAAAATAACTTATATGAAAATAGTTTTATTAGGCAAAGGTGCCGCAGGAAAAGATTATCTTAGAAAACGTTTTATAGAAAGAGGTGCAAAATACGGCGTTAGTTGTACTTCTAGACAACCTCGAGAAGGCGAAGTTGATGGTAAAGATTATTTCTTTATTAGTAGAGAAGAATTTGAGAAAAAGATTGCAAACAATGAATTTGTAGAATATCAAGAATTTAATGGTTGGTATTATGGCATGACCAAAGACGTTTTTGAAGATTGTGATGCTATGATCTTAAACGTAGAAGGATTAGCTTTATTATCTCCAGAATCAAGAGCAAAATGTTTCGTAATTTACTTAGATATTGACAAAGAGACTAGATTACAAAGATTAAGTGAAAGAAATGATAATCAAGACTCAATCGAAAGAAGAATACAAGCAGATGATAATCAGTTTATTGGATTTACAGATTATGATTTAAAGATTACAAATCCAGATTTTTAAAAAAAAGTTTAAAAAAAGTGAAACTTTTTGAATATATTGGGTATATATAGTATAATTAAAATTAAAACAACAATGAAACAGCAAGGGCTACATATTATAGAGAATAATTATCAGTTTAGTAATAAACCGATGGTATGTGATCGCATGCAGGGGCTCAATGTTAATTGTAATATGAATTAGTAAGTTATATTCATACAAGATTTTAAAAAGGAGCCCGATTTTATCGGGCTTTTTTATTTTATAATAACTGGTAGTAGAGGAGTCAGGTTTATCTCGCTGGCCTTGGACGCTAGAGCACGCAAGTTCGAATCTTGCCTACCAGACAAAAAATGGTTCTTTGACATATTGGTAAAATGTATAAGTTGGTCTTGGAGGCCAGTGGGACTGCAAATCTCACGGAGTTGGTTCGATTCCGACCTTATACTCTAAAGGGCCTTTGGTATAGCTGGTGCGTACGCTAGTCTGAAGAACTAGAGGACAAGGTTCGAATCCTGTAGAAAGCACAGCGGCGCCCAAAGGACGCATGCACTGGTCAGAGATTTATTCTTGCAAACTCAATACCTAAAGTTGAGCGGCCAATCTACGGGATTGGCTTTATAGCCTAGTGACGTAATGGTAACCGTGCTGGTCTTAGAAACCAGTGTCGAAAGACGTGAGAGTTCGAGTCTCTCCTAGGTTACAATTATATGGTGGTTATAGTGTTAATGGTTAGCACGTCAGATTGTGATTCTGCTAGTATGGGTTCGAGCCCCATTAATCACCCTGCGAACCTTTTTGCCACTTTCCATGGATATATAGATTATAAAAACATCTAAATATCCATGGAAAGAGCATCAAGAAGAAAATATCATTACATTTATAAAACAACATGTATTATTAATAAAAGGTTTTATATTGGAATGCATTCAACAGACAACATAGAAGATGGTTATGTTGGTTCAGGTAAAAGACTTTGGCATTCAATTAATAAACATGGTAAAGAAAATCATATTTGCGAAATATTAGAATTCTTACCTGACAGAAATTCTTTAAAGGCTAGAGAAAAAGAAATAGTTGATGCGGAATTGATAAATGAAGAATTATGCATGAATCTCATGTTAGGTGGTGAAGGTGGATGGGATCAATATAATACAGATGGTATATTACAGAGTAAAAGAGGTATAAAAGGTAATTCTAAAATGAAACAATTAAGAGAAACTGATGAAAATTGGCGAAATAATTTTTCAAAAAAAGTATCTAATGGAAATCTTTTAGCATATAAAGAAGGTAGAAGAAAATTAGGTGAATTTTGTAATTGGTCTGGTAAAACACATTCAGAAGAAACTAAAAGAAAAATTGGCAAAGCTAATTCTTCTAAACAAAAAGGAGAAAACAATTCTCAGTATGGAAAATGCTGGATAACAAACGGTATTGAGAGTAAGAAAATACACAAAGGAGACTTAATTCCAGAAGGTTGGAAGTTAGGGCGTAAAATGTAATTGGAAGTTTGTCAGAGTGGTCTATTGTGCATCTTTGCTAAAGATGTGGACTTCACGGTCCCACAGGTTCGAATCCTGTAGCTTCCGCTTAAACAGTTGTAATTGAAATTGAAATTGGATCACTAGTATTAAAATCAGAAGTAGCAGCTGAAAGTACAGTTAATGAACCTAAAGGTGAAGCGCCTACGTTTGGACCACCGGTTCCAAATTGTGAATCGTAAAAGTAAGGAGTACTAGGACCAACATTAGTATGGTTAAATGCTTGATTTGTAAAATTATATGTTACTGAATTACTGCCTTGTGTTAATGTTAATGTACCAGTGTTGCCGATTAATTGATCTAAAACAGATGATCTATCATTACCGTTAGTATCACTTGCATTAATGTATAATTGATATTTGTAATTTGAATCTTCTGTTCCAACTAAATTAGGATTAGTAATACCAAAACCTGGTCCAGCTATCTGCGGATGCGCTGGAAATGTAATATCACCATTGTTTTGTGCTGGTGCATATTCAGCAGCTAATTTATAATCACCAAGATTGAATGAGTTTCCACTAGAAGATGAGGTAACCCAAGAGGTCCAATAGCCATTATCATTTAACCATGTTTTAGCAGCATTACCTGTTGTAAAATTTTGATTAAACATATTATTAGCTAATTCAATGAATGAAGCCTCTGTTTTTGAATCAGATCTTCTAAAGCCTAAATAAGCAATCGTTTCATCACCACCGATGTGCAAACCTTCTGGATCTGGTTTAGTTATAACATAACCTAAATCTTCATCTGGACCGTTCCACCATTTTAATGATGAATTTTGAAAGCCAGAATCAGGAGTTCCAAAAGAGATATTACCAATCTTTTGAGTGCCTGATATATTAGAACCAGGATTATATGCAAATGGTGTATTAGTAGACATATTTAGTGATTTTTTTGATAGACTATATATCTTGATGAAACAATTGACGCATAAGATTATAAAATATATAATATGAAAAAGAAAGTAATTTTTATTGATGTAGATGGTCCATTGGCTTGGGCAACATGGGATGATGGTAAAGTTACTATCAGAGAAGGATCGCATTTTGAATTTCAAATTCCATACCCTTGGGTTAAAGAAGATTGTGAAGCTTTACAAAAAATATGTGATGAAACTGATGCAGAATTAGTTATTAGTTCAGATTGGAAAATGCATTTTAGCTTTATTCAATTAAAGCACATATTTCAGTACTATGGAATCACAGCTAATATCATTGATATTACGACTCATCAAAATGCATATCAAACAGGTGCATGGCATAAAATGAGTAAGCCTTCGATTGATTTTGAAAGAGCAACACAAATTTTAAAATGGGTCAAAGATAATAAGGTTTCAAATTGGATCGCAATCGATGATTTAAATTTAAGTGAAGCTTTTAAATGGATGACACCTCGAGAGCCAATGTGGAGACACGTTCAAGTTGATGGAGATCATGGATATGGCGGTAGACTTAGAGACAAAGTCAATGAATGTATTAAAAAGTTAGAAAGATAACAATTGCCCGATGATGTAAAGGTAGCATCACAGATTTTGATTCTGTTCGTGTAGGTTCGAATCCTGCTCGGGTAACTAAATTGAAACCTTTTATTAGGTTGATATATAAGAAACATATAGCGAGATAGTAGCAGTAGGTCAGCTCGCCAGGCTCATAACCTGGAGGTCGGGGGTTCGAATCCCTCTCTCGCAACTAAATTTTGGTCCGCTCGTCTATCGGTTAGGACGCCAGGTTTTCATCCTGGTAAGCGGGGTTCGATTCCCCGGCGGACTACCATGGTCTCATAGTTAAACGGCTATAATGCAGCCCTGTCACGGCTGAGTTCGGAGTTCGATTCTCCGTGGGACCGCCACTTTAATTTTTAATTCTTGTAATGTAAATGAACAAAAAACTGAAAGCAACATTGATAATATTAGCATCGATGTTGGTATTCGCTTTAGCCATTTGGTTAATTAATAAAGCCAATGAAGACAAACCTTTTAACAAAGTTACTTTTACCGAATCTAATTTTATTAAGAATAAAACAAACATGAAGTACTTAGATACTTTAGTTTTAGCAGGTTTACATGCTTTAAAAATCGACAAGACTTCAGTTTTAATATTACCTTTAGAAGTTCAGTCAACACAAGATTTAGAATTAAAAGCACATATAGTGTGTATTGAAAATGGTTACATTATTTTTATTAAAGAAGTTGATAGAAATTATGCTTTAGAAATTATTTCACATGAACTAATACATCTACAGCAATATAGTTCAGGCAATTTAATAATTGATCGTACTAATAACCAACTGACATTTGATAAAAAAGTTTATCAGGTTAAAGAATTACCAGCTTATGATGTTAGACCGTGGGAAACAGAAGCTTTCGCTAAACAAACCGATCTAAGATTAGAAGTTATAGATATTCTTTATTAATAAATTGAGATGTAGCGCAGTGGTAGCGCAGTTGACTGTTAATCAATTGGTCGTAGGTTCGAATCCTACCATCTCAGCAGCTTAAAACCAGTCCGCGTTAAGGTAGAAGTAGTCTCGTGCGGCGACGATGCAACAGTCGTTGAGTCTTTTAGAACAAGACGTTAAACAATTCGAAACCTTGGAATGTCAATTATTCCTAAAACTACCAAGGAAGGTGCTGTTGGTGACCTTCCAAATTCAGGCATTTAGCTCAGTTGGTTAGAGCGCCTCGCTGATACCGAGGAGGTCGTAAGTTCGAGTCTTACATTGCCTACTAAACTTTTTACCAATATGCAAAACAAAGAATTCTTGCACGCATACTTAAATGCGTATGCACCAGTTGGCCAAGAAACCCAAGGCCAAAAAATCTGGATTGATTACATTAAACAATTTACCAATGATGTCAAATTAGATGCTTACGGCACTGCTTACGCTAAAGTAACTGGAATAATTCCAGTACAGCAGCTAGGTCGTACTCACACGAATCCATATAAAGTGATCATCGAGGCTCACTGCGATGAAATTGCATGGATGATTACGCATATTGAATCAGATGGTTATGTTAGAGTTAAAAGACACGGTGGATCTGATAATATGATCGCAGCTTCTAAAACTGTTTTAATTCACACACATGACAACACAACAGTTAAAGCTCTTTTTGGTTCTCCAGCGGTTCATGTTAGAGACAAATACACAGAAATGGGACCAGAACAACATGAACTTTGGTTAGATTTAGGTGTAGATTCAGCCGAAAAAGTTAGAGAACTTGGAGTTGAAGTTGGATGCATCGCAACGTTTGATGATCAATTTAGTGAGCTTGGAGACTATTACGTTGGAAGATCATTAGACAATAAGATTGGTGGTTATATCATAGCCGAAGCGCTTAGAGTTATTACAGAGGCTGACATTAAGTTACCTTATGATTTATATATAGTTAACTCGGTTCAAGAAGAAGTTGGTTTATACGGAGCTAGAATGATTGCTAAAAAATTACAGGCAGATGTTGCTTTAGTCCATGATGTTTGTCATAACACTTCACATCCTAAAATGAACAAGGCTAAAGATTGCGATACCAAAGGCGGAGATGGTCCTTGTGTTGAATACACTGCACAAAATCACAGAAAGATTTTAAATAGATTTAAAGAAATAGCTAAAGCTAATGATATTAAAATTCAACATACGGTTGGATCCTATGGAAATGATACAATGTCATTCTTTTTAGAAAATACACCAACAGCTATCTTAGCTACGCCTTTAAAATACATGCACACGACTGTAGAAATGGCACACAAAGATGATGTTAAAGCGTGTATTGATCTTTTTGTAGAAACTTTATTGTCAATTACTCCAGAATGGATCGAAGACGTTAAAAACCCGAAGATTTAATCTTCTTCGGGTAATTGAATTACTTCATTTGCAATTGAATCAATGTCTTCATTAGTAAACATTGACATTGTATAAACTTTTTGATTAGAAATAGAAGCCTCTGAATTTAATTTAGAGGCTTTTTTGCGTTGAATAGAATTTGATTTGATGTCAAGAGTTTCAACGATTTGAGGTTTATTAATTGTGACAGTTTTAATCTCTTCGCATTTTTTGCCAGAAGACAAAACTAAAAATGCAATTGAAGATAATCCGATAAAAAAGGCGATGTGTTTGATATTGTTTTTCATTTTAAGATTGTTTATATACTATATAATTGAAAATCACTAGTTTGTTTAGTCATTTATCAAAAAAGTACAACAAGTTGTTTATCAGGTTCTACTGTTTTTGAAAGTTATTTAAAAATTGTTATATTTTATTAAATCATTACAATCTAAAATTAAGACTTTAAAAAATGAATATATAGACAAACAATATTGTGAAATAAGCATGAAGGCAAACATTAATCAAATTAAAGATCTCGAAGGTCGTTTATTAGCTATTAATAATAAAATAACAGCTATAGAATCAGTTAATTCTGTAAATGCAACAAATACATCTGGCTCAAGTGGAACAGCAGGAACTTCTGGTTTAAGCGGAACTGCAGGAACTTCAGGTTCAAGTGGAGTTGATGGTATATTAGGATCAAATGGAACTTCTGGAACTAATGGTTCAAGTGGAACTTCTGGAACTTCAGGAACTAATGGTTCAAGTGGAACTTCAGGAACTTCAGGAATCAATGGAACTTCAGGTTCAAGTGGAATCAATGGAACTAACGGTTCAAGCGGAATCAATGGAACTTCGGGAACCAATGGTTCAAGCGGAACAGCAGGAACTTCTGGTTCAAGTGGTGTTAATGGAACGTCGGGAACTTCTGGTTCAAGTGGTGTTAATGGAACTTCTGGAACTAATGGTTTAAGCGGTGTTAATGGAACTTCTGGAACTAATGGTTCAAGTGGTGTTAATGGAACTTCTGGTTCAAGCGGAATCAATGGAACTTCGGGAACTAATGGTTCAAGTGGTGTTAATGGAACTTCTGGTTCAAGCGGAACAGCAGGAACTTCTGGTTCAAGTGGTGTTAATGGAACTTCTGGAACTAATGGTTCAAGTGGTGTTAATGGAACGTCGGGAACTTCTGGTTCAAGTGGTGTTAATGGAACTTCTGGAACTAATGGTTCAAGTGGTGTTAATGGAACTTATGGTTCAAGCGGAACAGCAGGAACTTCTGGTTCAAGTGGTATAAATGGAACTTCGGGAATCAATGGTAATAATGGAAATAACGGCACATCTGGTGTAAATGGTAATAATGGAAATAACGGCACATCTGGCGCAAATGGAACAAGCGGAACTAATGGTTCAAGCGGTAGTTCTGGTGTTAGTCCATCAATATCTGGATTATTACCGTTAGCTGGTGGTACTATGTCGGGTCAAATATATGGACCATCAGCTGGTACTGGAGTTTATCAAGGTCTTATTCAAGTACGTGAATATGGTTATGTTGGTAGTGGACAAAGCGCTTGGGATTATGCTCCAGCTATAACATTTCATTGGGGAAATAGAGCTGTTAAAAGATTTGGAATGCGTTCTGATGGTTTATTCGCAGTAGACGGAGATCCTATAGTTATTCAAAACGGTGGTACTTGGAATATTAATGTTTCAGGCACTGCAACATCTATTTCAGGCTATAATAACCCCACTACAGCAGCTACGGCCAATACTATAGTTTATAGAGACGGAAGTGGTCATATAAGTGGAAATTACATATTAGGATCTTATTTTAATTCTTCGGCCGGTAATTCAGAAAATCCTACCATTGGACAAATATGGACACAAAGTACTGGAGATAACTATTTAAGAAAATCTACGCCTTCTCACTTTATTAGTCAGTTGGGTTTAATCACATCCTCTAATATAGGTTCTCAGTCGGTAAATTATTCTGGATATTCTGGATATTCTAATTTAGTTTCAATTCCAGATTGGAGAGATACAAACTATCAGCCTAATCAATTTGATGGACATAGAGTAGGATTTCATTTTAATAACACAAATGCTTTAGGCGGAAACTCTAACTTTTGGATGGCAGTTCAAACAGTTTCACCATGGTCCGGCTTTGACGGTAGTCATAGACAACAACAGATGCTATGGGGTGGTTCAGGCGGATTATCTTTTAGATATGCTACTTCCGGTACTTCTTGGTCTGGATGGTATAGATTATATTCAGATGACTATAGACCATACGCTGATTCATCAGGTAACGCCGACACGGTAGACGGGTATCACATGAATCAAGCAGTTACATCCGGTGCTTCTCCTACCTTTCAAGAAGTATATGCTAATGGTTGGTTAAGAACGACAGGTTATCAAGGGCATTATAATCCAACAAACGGCGCACATTTTCACGCAAACGATGCTTCATACGGAGCTTGGAAGATTTCAGGTAGTAGAAATGGATGGGGTGGTATTAATTTACACGATCCACAGGGTTATAACCATTATTACATGCACGAAAGTGGTAATGGAGGTCTTTTAAGTCATGACAGATGGGTTTGGTACCACCACAGAGGAAATAACTCTTTGGGTGTAGGTGATTCAACAACATCATCATCTTACAAACTTTACGTATCAGGCGCAATATATGCAACTAGCGATATTGTAGCATATTCTGATAAAAGAAAGAAAACCGACATCGTGACCATTGAAAGTGCTTTAGATAAAGTAAATCAAATGAGAGGCGTGTTCTATACCAAAATAGATGAGGTAGAAAAAGGCAGACAAGTTGGTGTAATTGCACAAGAAATGTACGAAGTATTACCAGAAGCTGTAACGTACGCGCAAGACGTAGACGAATATGGTGTAAAATACGGTAATATAGTGGGTGTTTTAATTGAAGCTATTAAAGAACAACAATTACAAATAGAAGATCTTAAAAGCACAATTCAAATTCTATTAAAAAAATAAACTTTTTATAAAATTAAAGTATAAATAAAAAATAAATTATATATGGCACTTAAAATTACAACCCAACTTAGTACAGATTCAGGTCTTACTTCTGAAGCGTACGTTAGAATAGTTAACTATTCTTTAAATAAGAATGGATCAGCAGAATTTAGACTTCAGCTTTTTAAATCTCAGGAAGATGCTGCTACATTTTCTGCAAGATCAATTTCAGCAGAAACGCACGAACTTTGTCGTAACAAAGAAATTGGAGAAACTTTATATGTCTTTTTTCTAAAAGAAGTAGACGAGACTGTTATTACAACACAAGAAGCCCCGGTTGCAATTGATAGTAATATAAAAGATGAAACAGTTATTAAAACCGTTAAAAAAACGGTACCTGATTTTTCAAAACTGGTGGGTGTAGACATTTTTACAGTTGGTTACAATGCTCTTAAAACCAAATTAGTTGAATTATACGGACAACAAAACATTGTTAATTGTTAATATATAAAAATGGAAAATACAGAAACAAAAAAAATTGCAGCTGAATATATAGATGAACTTAAAGAGATTTCATCGATTGGCGAAAATTTAATTCATGAACTAGGTATTAATGAGTTTTCTCAATTAAAGCTTAAAAAAGAAAGATCTTTTATTGAATCTAAAATGGCTGAATTAGATCAAAGAGAAGCTAAAGTTTTTGAAAAAGTAAATTTACTTTATGGTAAAGTTTCTATCAATATAGAAGATGGCACCTTTAAAGAAATAGAATAATATACGCGAAGATATATAGTCTATAAAAAGAAAGTTTAAACAATGAGTTTACCGGCTTCTGGTCCTATAGACATTAAAGACATTCACGTCGAATGTGGAGGTTCTATTAATGATCTTAACAAAAATATACAGTCTATTAGAGACAATTTATGGACAGCATATATGCCTATTAGTAACGTGATAGAATATGACGATGCAAATGGATTTGGGTACGCCTCTTCTAATATACAAACAGTTCATCCATATAGATTTACTGCTGATGAACTTTTAAATATAGATCTTACAGCAGTTACTTATGATGGTTATATTTATGATTTTTTACCAATTAATACACAAACTATAGGTCAAGGCAGTCCTACTACGGGATCATTTCTTATATTTTATAACTGTCTTAATCCATACAGTTGTTTTATATCAAATATATATACAAACGCTGTTTTTCCACCAACCACCGGTAATTATGTATATAGCTCGGATTTTAATGGATATCGTGGAAAAACGAGATATAACGAACATTCTAACCCACTAGAATAAAAACAAATATAAAAATGGCATATTTATTTTACAAAAGAAACGCAGATAATACATTCTATGCAACAGACATAGAAAATAAAGTATTTAAAGTAGTATCTGATCCAGAATTTTCTCAAGATTCGGTTGTCTGTAATGTTTTAAAAAATAACGTAGCAGAATTTAACACAATACAACTTAATGCACAAATTTCTGCGAATCAAGATCTATTTACAACCATTCAAGAAATAGATTTTAACAATAGAATTTTTTTAGTTAAAAGTTATATAGAGGATAATTTATAAATAATTGATTTAAAATAAGTTGTTTATGTGTGATAATTTTTTTAAAAAATAATTGCTTAAATATTTTTTATTGTCAAATATTATTAGTATATTTACCATATAATTAAAAACAAACAACATATTTATGAAAAAGTTATCTATTTTATTTCTAGGCTTATTCTTCTTAACTTCGTGCGAAAAAGAAGATATTTTACCAACACCAATCGCACCGAATCCTCAAAATCCAATAGTAAAAGTTGACCCGTTTGCAGCTTTACCCAAAGAAACTGCAATTCCAGACTCTAATTTTGAAAAAGTCTTAATTGAAAAAGGTTTAGACCTAATATTAGATGGAAAAGTTACTACTAGTAATGTGTGCTATTTAAGTGAGTTTAAATTAATTGATTCAAAAAATATTCAGTCTATTAAAGGTATTGAATCTTTCATTTCTTTGAATAAATTGTGGATTGAACACCAATTGTTAAAAGATATTGATATTACTAAAAATATTAATTTAACCCTTTTGAGTCTTTGGGATAATCCTTTAACACAGATTGATTTAAGTAAAAATACAAAACTTACAATCTTGGGTTTATCTGAAGTTAATATGTCAACTATTGATTTAAGTAATAATGTAGATTTAGAAGAAATAGCATTTCAAAATGGAGAAGGTAAAGGTTATGGAACCACTAAAGGTTTTACATCGTTAGACTTAACACACAACGTTAATTTAAAACGTGTTTACGTGTGGAAAAATAGAATTACAGAATTAGATCTTACAATGTGTCCTAAACTATCAGATATTTGGTTCTCAGACAATCCACAAATGACATCTTTGAAGTTAGCACCAACTCAAAATTTAAAAATGGTAATAGGTTGGAATACTGGACTGGAATCGCTAGATTTAAAAGGTTCTTTACCTTATTCAATAGCAACTCAAAATAGTCCAAAACTAAAATCTATAAGAATTACAAATTTGATGTGGATTAACACTGCAGTTGCTAATAATCCATCAGCATATACTAAAGATTCTCACACCATGTATGTAGAATAATTTAAGATTAATTTTGTATAAAAAGATTATAAAAATAAATCTTAAATTACAGGAGTGATGAATAATTTTAGATATATAAAAATATAAAAATAACATTTTAATTATGGCATTACCTAGCTCAGGCTCTTTAGCCTTTTCACAAATTAGACAAGAATTAACAATAAATGGTTATGTGGGCTCATATTCACTACAGGGGTTTGACCACATGGCATTTGGTGGGTACGCTCCATATCAAGTATCTGAATTTTTCGGTTATAGTGCAGCCCCTGCAGAATCTATACAATATTATATAGCAATGTATGAAACTTGGTTTATGGGTTATGGCTATGCATGTTCAAACTGGATTCAAGTAGGTGTAAGTAACCTTGGAAAACACTATCTCTGGGGAGGTCTTGGAAGTCCTTTGAATGGAAATTACGCAGATGAATCTGGACACGTAATGATGTACTCTAATGGAGACTCCACATACGGTCAAGGATGGTGTGAATTCGTTTAATCTTTAATAAAAATAAAATAAAATAAATGCTATGAAAGCAAGAAAATATAAATTTGAATCTAGTGCAATCGCTACACCATTAATTGCAAACATAAACGAACAAGACATATGTGTTGTAATCAATGATAATGTAGATTTTGCAATGATTCCAACTCCAAATCCGAATTTTAATCCTAATTTACCTATTGATGTAGATACTAATTATCCTTTATCACAAACAGCTTTTTCAGAATCTATGTATTGCGTTGATGTATTATGGGCTAATGAACCGAGTGAAAGTTGGGCACAATATGAAATTAAAGTTCAACCGACTGCGTTGATGATTCACAAATTTGACAAATTTGGTTTAACAAGAGAACAATTATTACCAATAATGAATGAATATCTTAATAATTATAATATGTCAAAATTAGGAACTACGCATGCGATGTATTTCATTGATCAAAAGAATCCAGCTTGGGAAACGGGCATAATTGATGAAATTAGTTCTATTCACAACAACACATTGGTTAAAGAAGGAGATAATTCTTATTCCGTGTCTATTTCTGTATTTGACGGTACTACAAAAAATGTCAATGCGACTTGTAAATTAATTTCTAATAATAAAGATGATAAATTTGCATTATATAAATATAATTCATATAATGATTATAGTAAAAAAGAAAACGGAATTTTAATTTTTCAATTAGAACCGGGAAGAACTAAGTCTCATAATATTATAGTTCAAAATTTGGACATTTTAGAATTTAGATATGTAAAAGCCGAAGGCGGTCAACCATCCGATAGAGCACACATTACAAACGTATCATTTATTTAAATTTCTAAATTACAATTTTAAAGCTGACCACGTGGTCAGCTTTTTTATTTTAGATACATATCAATATGAAAAAATGTATTCAATGTGGAACAAGGATAATTAACAACGATTCGTTAATTTGTGAAAAATGTTCTATTAAAATAGAAAATAGATCAGTTGGACTCGGCGATACAATTGAAAAATTTACGCATGCAACTGGTTTAGATAAAATTGCTAAATCAATAGCAAGTGCATTAGGTTATGAAGATTGCGGTTGCACTGAAAGAAAACGATTAGCAAATGAAAAGTTTCCTTATATTTGGCCTAAATATAAAAAATAATTTTGAAACATATTTTAATTATTAATTATAAATAATAAATAATGGCAAAATGCGATAGACATCTGTGGGACGAGTTAGATAAAGAACCTTGTTGGAGATGTGAAGAATTAAGATATAAAAAACCAAATATTATGGCAACAGAAGCTTGTATTTCGTGTGGATGCGACACTCGTATTAACGTAGACACACACGTAGAATCTAGAATGTATTATGAAGTTGGCGTTGGTCAATTGTGTGCAAAATGTTACAACACATCAAACTCATTAACAGAAGACTACAGCGCACCTAAAAAGTTTGGTGCAAATGAAAATGTAAATAGAGTAGTAATTGATGCTAGACTAATCAATGACACACCTAATGATCAAGAATTAGGTGAAAAGGTCAGAAGACTTTTAGATTAATTTAACACTGTAGTGTGGCGAAATTGGCAGACGCGCACTTCCTGTCTCGAAGGTGAGGATAACGAAATAAAGTAAGGATAATGGATTGACCACAGGCTAGCAATGTCCTTTACCTAATTGCCTCTTGGTGGTTCGAATCCACCCACTACAGCCCAAATTTTCATGATATATAAATCATGAAAAAAATAACTAAAATTGGAAAGAAAGGATTAGAGCTAATCAAATCTTTCGAAGGACTCTCTTTAAAACCATATTTATGCCCAGCTGGAATTCCAACGATAGGCTATGGAAGTACTTTTTATGAAGACGGTACCAAAGTTATTTTAAAAGATAAAGCTATAACTGAAGCTAAAGCAACTAAAATGTTATTACACGAAGTTGCAATCTCTGAAAAGTATGTAGATGTTTTTTGTCAAGATAAAATTAATCAAAATCAGTTTGATGCTTTGGTTAGTTTTGCATATAACACTGGATCAAATGCATTAAAAACAAGTACATTATTAGTTAAATTAAATAAGAACGTAAATGATCCTACTATTAAGGATGAATTTTTAAAATGGTGCAAAGCTGATGGAACACATAATGGTAAAGATGATGATAATGATGGTCTTATTGACGAGGCTGGTGAAAAGCAAAAATTAGAAGGTCTCTTAAAAAGAAGAACAGCTGAAGCTGCTCTTTATTTTACTAAATAATATCTTTAGACTCTATTAAAGTATAACTAAAATGGTTGCCATGAACTTTGGCAGCCATTTTACATATCTGCATAAATTGATCAAAGTCTTTGACTCTTTTAAAGACTTGACAACCTTCAGACCAATTTTCAACCCAAGTGGAATCTCTACCAGCTTTATGAATATTAATGCCAAACATACCTGTTTCTGTCTTAGTTTCGTCAAAAACTAAATCTTTGTTTGCATCTCTATAAACAGTAACATCTCCTTTTCTTTGGCACAAAGCTTCATATTTACCTTGATGTTTGTCTATTTCCCAAACAGCTCGGTATTGGCCAGGAACTAGTCTTGCTACACCGCCTTTAGCTTTACCTTCTAACATGCCTTTTTTACCAGGCTCAGTGGTTGCATTCCAAATAAAATATTGCCAAACACCATCAATTCTAAATGAAATGGTTAAAAAATCATCAAAGATATTAGTCACTTTTTTACCAGTGTTAGAAGTTCTAATACCTACAATATTCACGTCATAATCTTTGTTGGAATTAAACCAAAGGTATTTTTTTGATTTTACAGCTTTTTCTATTTGTTGTCTTGTATACATGCTTATAATTATTTTTAGAAACTTTTATTATTTATCAGATATAATTCCTAAACGTAATATTATGGAAATAAAATTTGCAGATAGTTTCGGTGATTCAATTAAAAAATTGATCATGCACGAGTCATGGTGGTACAAAATATATGAAACAGTTCGTTATAAAATACCAGTGTTCTTTAAAAACATTTATAGATTTCGTAAAGTCTTATGGAACCACAGATGGTGGGATTACAGATATACATTAGAAGCTTTGCAAACTTCATTAGAAATAATGGAAAACAAAATGCACGATGGCATGGAAGTCTTTGAATCTCGCGGTAAAAAGATTGAAAAGATGCAAAGAGCTATTCAGATTCTTAAAAACATTGGAGAAGATAGTTATATTGAAATGGCTGAAGCTGAATTAGGCGATATTATTCATCACGAATGGGAATTTGAAGAAACTGGCGATACTACAGACAATCCGTTTGGTGAAAGGGGTGAAAAGCTTTATAGATTAGTGGATAATGAAACTGATTCAGAAAAGGAACACAATCGTAAAGTCTACGATCGCACACACGAGCTTGAAGAGCAAGAGTGGAATGAGCTATGGGAAATCTTCAAAGGTAAAAGTTACAAAGAATATCGTAACAGTTTAACTGAAGAAGAGAAAAACGATCCAGATAATTACAACAAATGGTTTGATGGTAGTGGTATGCAGGGTTGGTGGGATTAAAATAATTAAAAATTGTTCGTAACTTTTGAAAAATAATTAAGCCCAAATTTTTTAGTTTGGGCTTTTTTTCGTATATTTACAGAGTAATTAAAAGATAAACAACATGGAAAATTCAATTAAAGTAGGTTACGATTCTCAAACAGGTTTTTACACATTTAAAAATGGTTTTAATGCTTCAATGGAAGTAAATGGTAAATCCACAAGCGATCCATTACGAGGCTTTAGAAGTGGTGAACTTGTAGTAACTTCTGAAAAACCAGAATCAATCACATTAAAAACATCTGGCCGTAAATTAATCGGTTACGATAACACTGAATTTGGAATCACTATTTCGGTTGAAAAATTCAAAGAAGTTCAAGCTGTAATTGATTCAACTAGAGAATACGACGACGATACCGAAGATTATATTTACAATACTTTAGAAGATGAGGTTTTTGCTATAAGATTTGCAAGAACACACAAACCGGTTTATGAAACATCTGAAGAAGTTCATAACTTAGAAATCGAGTTTATTAACTATCCAGTAAGTGCACACAAATGTATCATTCCTTTACATTCAATTAATGCAGAGAATGTGTTTGAAACAAAATGTAAGTATGTACCAAGTAACATTGAATTATTCTTTACTGTTTGTGATGCATTTGGAATCGATAAAAGTAGAATTGACGTACCAACACATTCAGGTTTAAGATTTGTTAAAATCGATAATAAATTTGTAGCAGGCATGGAAGAATTTGAAAAAACTGCTAACTTAATTATTATTGATACTTATGAAGGTTGTATTGCCAGAATGGATGCTAATCGTAAAAAATTAGAAGATGCTGTAAGTTTTCATTTAGCTAAACAATCGCAAAAGATCGTAGACACATCAACTGTTGGGTATCTTTTAACTGAATTAAGATCTTTACAGAACTCAATTTCTAGTTTAGATGTTAAGCAAAAAGAATACAATTCACAAAGAGCAATTTCAAACAGAATTGGAGGCTTGATTAATAATTATAAAGAACAAGCATAATTATGAAAGCTTTATTAATATTATTAGCGGTTATTTCATTCTCATGTAAATCTGCAGAAGAAAGCATCAAGGACTACAGCTATACAAATGAATGGCATTTTGAAAATGGTCAAAGATACCAAGTTTATCAAACCAAAAGCGGATCTCAATACGTATTGGTTTTAAACAAAAGAGAAACTAAATTTATTAGAAAATATTTAAAATAAGAATCATGGACTGGGAAGAAAGAAAAGCAGCTTACAAGGCCAAAGCTAAAACATTGGCTAATGTACCTAAAGATTTAAAGTACTTTTCAAAGTTTAACACTTTGAAAATGGCAGTAATGGAAAAGGTTGAAGCCGATATTAAATCGGGTAAAATCAACGAAGAGGACGCAAGTGAATTACGTACAATTCGAGATGCTAACGATACTTTTGGTTTTACTGAAAGATATGTAAATGTGTTAATGGAATATGCATATCGAGAGGCAGTGATAAACACATCTGAAGGTTTTGCAAGACGAACAAAGGAGATGAATGATGCTTATGAAAAGATAGTTGATATTATGGATGGACTGGATATGATACCTGAAAATTGTAATTGTGATTATTAAAGATATGAAAGTAGGAGATAAAGTTAAATACAAAACGAGTAAAGCTAGTTTGCAAACTTATTATGGAACTATTCTAGGTTTCAAACTTGACAAAATTAGAGTTTCAAAATACAAATTTAGTGATTATTCTGGATTTGCAACAGAAACTTACATAGACAAAGAAGATTTAATTGAAAAATAATTACTAAAATATTTTTTTATATCAAAAGTATTTTGTATATTTACATATCTAATTAAAACAAAGAACTTATGAACACATCAATTAAATTATTTATCGCATTATTTGCAGCTCTTGTTATTGCAGCAATTTATTTTAATGTTAAAGCGTACAATCACATTGAAACACATACTGTAAAAGTGGAAGGTAAAGAAAGAATCACAGAGCAATCTGGAAAAACAATCACATCATTCTATGTTGTCTATACTGACAAAGGTACTTTCAAATTAGAAGACGATATGTTGCGAGGTAACTATTATTCAAGCGATGTTTATGGTAAAATCAAACAAGATTCTACATATACAATCAAGACTTCGGGTTATCGTATCGGTTGGGCGAGTGAATATCCTAACATTATAGAAGTTAAGTAAGATGGATAAAGAATTTATACCTTACGAACAAGCATTAGCCCTAAAAGAATTAGGATTTAATAGAAGAACATTTGCAACGTATAGTACAATACAAAACAATAAATGGATATTAACATTCGATCTCTCAGGAGAAGGTCAATATCCTAAAAGTTCTTCAGCTTGTATAGCACCAACATTCTCACAAGCATTTAGATTTTTTAGAGAGAAATATAATTTAAATGCTGAACCTTATACAACTGATATGGGCTCGATTGAATATTCTTTTCAAATAAGAGATTTATATTCAGAGAAATATGTATATGATAATTTTGATGGTGCAGGTTCAACATATACAGGTACATTCACATCATCTGAAAAAGCAGAACTTGAATGCCTTAAAAAACTAATAGAAATTGTAAAAGAAAAATAAAATGAAAAAACATTATTTTGAATTAGACAAAGTAGAATCAATTACTTTAAATTACGAAACCGAAACATCATGGCGATGGATGTCTGAAATTCCAGCAAAACCAAAAACATTCTTTGGGATTAAATATGGTATGGAACCTAAAATTCCATCAGGTTGGAATGACTCTTTCAGAGAAGATGGATCTGAACGTTATCCATCACACACTAGAAAACAGTCATCATATTTTGAAGATTACAAATGGCTTAAAGTAACTCCCTTTCGTATTCATAATAAAGCCAATGTTTCAATTTATTTGAGTTATAAACATTCTATAGGAACTAATTTTGAATCAAATGAAGAGGCACAAGCTTATGTGGATGAGTTAATTGCAAGTTCAGACAAAAAGTTTCACGTAATCATTAACAAATAAAATTATGAAAGACGCACTAGCATACATGAAAAGCCCTGAAGGCCAAAAAGCAATGGAAGATTATTTAGAAAAACTTGCAGAAAAAGATAGAATTCAAAGAGAAAGAGCTCAAAAAATCAAACAAAAATGGGGTGTTTGTGATGATGCAACATTTGATGATTTGATGTTGACAATCTTGAAGAAGCAAGAAAAGTATGATGAGCGTCATTATTCAACATATACTGACAGATCTTTACATATCATGAATTTAATGTGGGAATTGGCAAGTCTTGAAGGTTTAGAAATTGATCCAATTGATGGTTTAACAGAAAACTTTCCATCTTATATTTATGATTACTACGGGTATCAATTTGCAATCACACATGGTCAAGGATCAATGTTAAGTGTTTATCGCCAAAATGAATTAAGATATAGAAGCTAATTATGAAAATCAAAGATATATTAAACCAAAAAATTGATTTGATACCATTTTTATTTGGACCAATTCAATCTGTAATTGATCTCTTTAAAACAAGAGGTACTAATTTTACTGGCAATAATGCAGTATATGTTACAAAACAAGGCCAACCAGTTATTATTAGATCTGAAAAAATGATGGGCGAAATCGAAAGACTTTATGCTATAGATGGCGTTCCTAGAAACTTTGGTACCAGTGGCAATGCAGGTTTAAATTCAAACTTTGCATTAGATATGGTTAAACATGGACTTAGACGAGAAATCTGCGATGAGATTATGAAAAGTGATCTATTTGAATGGTCAATTGAAGAAACTGCAATGGGAACTAGAGTAGCAGCTAGAATAATTGTTAATAAGTTTGAATAATAAAGTGATAAAAGTTTTACCATATTAAAACTTTTGTGTATATTTACATATAATTAAAAACAACAAATCATGATACAAAGATTAAACTTAGTAAACCCTGAAAATTCAGATATTAAATACAAAATCTCTCGATTTCCAGATGGACAGCAATCAATCACATTAGATATGGTCGATGCAGATTTACCTAACAAAATCACGGTAAGTATTACAAGTCGATTAAATTCATTCAGGGATTTAGAAGTTATTATCTCAGCTAATCAAGCTCTAAGAGAATTCTCTTATGTTGAAAACGTTAAGCTAAATGTTCCTTATTTCTTAGGAGCTCGTTCTGATCGTAAATTTGAAGCAGGTACTAGTAACTATCTTAAAACAGTTATCTGTCCAATTATCAATGCACAAAACTTTTCAAGAGTTACAGTTTTGGATCCACATTCAGATGTTTTAGAAGCTTGTTTGAATAACTATCACAAGCACGACAATCATCGTTTAGTTAAAGATGCTCTAACAAAGATCGATAATAAAGATGGAGCACAAACTAGAATCTGTTTAGTAAGCCCAGACGCTGGCGCTTATAAAAAGATCTTTGATGTTGCTAAGAAGTTTGAAATCCAAAATGTTGTAACGGCAAATAAAGTCAGAGACATGAGAACTGGTAAAATTCTTAAAACTGAAATTCCAGACTTACCTGGATTGGTTGGAGATGATTTAAAATATGTAATCATTGATGATATTTGTGATGGTGGTAGAACATTCAATGAACTTGCAAAGGCAATTAGAGCACAAAGAGCAGATGCTAAAATTTATTTAGTAGTAACTCACGGAATATTCAGCGCTGGTTTTGCAGAATTATCACGTAACTTTGAAAGAGTTTATACAACAAATAGTTATAGAGATGTTGCAGATAATGAGTATGAAGAAAAAACAAACACAACTGCATTTAATATATTCTAATGTACACGATAGATTCATTAGCAACACTAGGATATGTTGTAGAAATTAGCTTAGATCAAACAAGTTATCCAAAATACGCGTTTGACATATACAAATATGAGCATTTTGGAAACTATGAACTAATTGAAGTTAGAGAATGGTATTTATACCGAACATGGCAAGATGCATTTGATGCAGCTGTTGAAGAATTAAAATTTTTAAAACTAATATAAAATGGCAAAAGAACAAAAACCAAAAACAGAAACAGTAGACAGAGTGGTCTTGGTACAAGATCCAATCTTAGGCTCAAGATACGAGTTACAATCAGTTGAAGTGCGTGTCGAAGAAGAAAACGAATCTGTAGAATCTGATGAGCAATAGAACTTATAGAATGTATGGCCTTGTGCCATACAACTTAAGTCCAATTCAACAAGGCATCCAATTTGGTCATGCAGTAGTTGAATACGGTTTAGAATTTGGTACTACTTTAGCATATCAAAAATGGGCAAGAGAAGATAAAACATTTATCATTTTGAATGGAGGTACAACTAATACAAGATTTAATCTTGAAGATGGATTACCATTTGGTTCATTAAACAATCATCTATTGACGCTTGTATCAAATAATACACAGGTTGCAACATTTCATGAACCAGATTTAGGTGACCAGTTAACTGCTGTAGTTTTCTTAGTTGATGATAGAGTTTTTGATAAAGTTACATGGCCAGATTTTTCAATGGACCAATATTTAAGAGTATCTGAAGCAGAACAATATTGGAATTGGAAAATGAAATTAGCAGAAACTGAACAAGAAGCAGATCAGATCGTCTTCTTAAGAGAATTTTTAAAACAATTTAGATTAGCATAAGATGAACTATCAAGAAATAGAAGGCGACTTAATTGCGCTAGCAAAACATGGAAAGTTTGATGTGATTACGCACGGTTGTAATTGCCTTTCAAACATGGGTGCTGGCATTGCACCTCAAATGGCAAAAGCTTTTGATGTTGATAAATTTCAAATGGAAGCAGAAGGTCCAAGTATTTTGAAACTTGGTAATATTGATTATGAAACCTTCGTACTCAGTGAAAATTTAGTTTGGTCCTTAGCAGGTTTTAAAAACAATCAAAACGAACCAACATTAAGCGTTGTGAATTCATACACGCAATTCAAGTATGGCAAGAATCATACTGATGGAGTTTCAAAGCCGTTGGATTATGAAGCATTAACTTTATGCATGCGTAAGATCAATCATACATTTAAAGGTAAACATATTGGCTTACCAAAGATTGGCGCTGGATTAGCAGGTGGAGATTGGAATAGAATCAAAAAGATTATTCAAACAGAGTTAAAGGACATGAAAGTGTCAGTAGTAATTTATAAACCTTAAGAAAATGAATAACGTATACAGACACATAGGACCTTTATGGTTAGGATTTTCACTTTCAGCCTTTGGTAAAATATCATTTATGACATGGCAGTTTTATGCAATTGTAATTCCATTCTTTATTTTATTACGTATAACAAAATTTAATCAAGAAGAAGAGTAATGAGTCAAACAGAATTTCACACAGGTAGATTATATCCAGTACGTTTAACTGGAACATTAGAGGAAACTTGCAGAAGAATTGCAATACGTCATAATATTGAATTAGGCGAGGATTGGCAAGAAGACTTTAGAGAAAACTTTAATGAATATGAATATAAACGTGAAAGAGTACCAGAAGAGTATTTTATTCATGGAGAGAAACTTTATAGAGTAATCGAACATGAAGAGTCAAATGATGAAGATTATTTCATGAAGCTTAGTAGGAACGAGGATGGAAGTATTTCATTTATTGGACAATTCTATAATGGAGGTACATGTTTTTCGTTGATGTTAGAAGAGGCATTAGATGAATTAAAGCCAACTTATAAAGAACAATTAAAGGGTGTAGTTGATGAAATTTGCGAGAAGCATGGCGAAAAAATGCCGATCACAGTTCCTGCCGCAGGTTCTCTAGTTTTAAAATATCATGGCATTGAAAAGGCCAGAGAATTATTCGTTGGAATTATTAAAGAAAATAACAACGATCCTTATAAGACATCAGCATACCAAGCAGCATTAGAAACCATTTTAAAATAGAGATATGGCAATAGCGAATCCTAGAATCTATGTAATTTGTGGTATATGTGGTTCAAATAAAATGTTTGAATATCATATCTCAGAAGAGGTTGACGATGACACGGAAGAAGCTTATAACGAGGTTAATATCTCTTGTAAAAACTGCGGTTCATTGACTGGTCTAAGTGAATTAATGCCAGAAGAAACAAAATAAAAGTTTTCTATATAATAAACATAACCAGCATCCAACTAACGGCGGTTGCACAAAACATATATTATGAAAGACGCGCTAGGCGACAGAATGAAAGAGTTCTACGAGGATAGAACCAGAATCAAACTCCCAAGGAGAACCTACACAATTATCCGTATCGACGGAAAGGCATTTCACACTTATACGAAAGGCTTAGAGAGACCATTTGACCAAGGACTTATTGAAGACATGAATGCAACTACTGCATATCTATGTAAAAATATCCAAGGCGTTAAATTTGGTTACGTACAATCAGATGAGATTAGTTTAGTCCTAACAGACTTTGATGAATTAGGAACCCATGCGTGGTTTGACAACAACCTACAAAAAATGGTAAGTGTTGCCGCTTCGATGGCAACCGCGGAATTCAATAAACTTAGGTTAGTAAGATACATGGAAGATAGCATGATCTTTTTAGAGCCTGAAGATATTGGAAAATTCAAAATGGCTCAATTTGATGCCAGGGCTTTTCAAATTCCATTTATCGATGAGGTTGAAAACTATTTTATCTGGAGACAACAAGACGCTGTAAGAAATTCAATCTCTTCAGTTGCTCAAAGTCTGTACAGCCCAAGAGAATTAAATGGAGTTAAGACAGATCAAATGCAAGAATTGATTTTCCAGAAAGGAATCAACTGGAATGATTACGATTTCCGTAAGAAGAGAGGAGCAGTGATTGGTAAAGTAGAAAAGGTGTTTATAAAACGGTCAAATCATTACGATCCAAATACATCTTATATTCCTTCTGGACACACTTTTACTAGAAACGTTTGGGAAGTTATTGAAACACCGACATTTACACAAGACCGAGAATTTATTAAAGGTCTATTAAAAACAAAGAAAGATGACAATTAAAGAAAGAATAGATGCAGATTATATCGCTGCATACAAAGCAAAGGATATTACGGCTAAAACAGCATTAAGTAGTATTAAGGCAGCGATCACAAATGCTTTCAAAAGCAACGGAACTTGGGCCGCTACTGATGATGAGATTATTAAAATCATTAATAAAGGAATCAAACAACGTGAAGAGTCTATTAAAATGTATGAAACTGCAGGTAGACAAGAACTTGTTGACAAGGAAAGAGATGAAATGGAAGTCTTGAAAAAATACATGCCAGCTCAAATGACATCTGATGAAATCACATTGGCTTTAAAGGAAATCCTACAAGATTTATCAGTTACTATTACAAATCCACAAGCATTACAAGGTAAATCTATCGGTGAATTTAATAAAAAATACCAAGGACGTGCAGATATTGGAACCGTTAAAGAAATCTTAGCTAAATTGGTATAAGTATAATTGTTCGTAACTTTATAAAAATAATTGCTTAAATGCTTTTATATTTAAATAATTTTACGTATATTTACATATCTAATTAAAACAAAGAAGTTATGACTGAACTAGAAACATGGCAAGAGGTTAATAAATGTGAAACTCCACAACATTTAGCTTTTATAATTAACAAATTAGCAGATCCTGAAGGAATGATTCAAGGTCGAGAAAGAAAGTTTGATGCTGTCAAAATGATAAAAGGCTTAAATTATTTTATGGCAGATGAAATACCAGCCAATGTTCTTACTAGAGAATTCGGTATCAGACAACAAGCAATTTATTTAAAAACATTTTATAAATAATTTATGGAAGCATTATACTTTTTAATACCAGTCGGCGTTGTATGCATTGTGTTTATTTACGTTGCATTTCAACACGTTAGCAGTCATGAAAAATTCGACAGTTATCAAGCAAAAAAATTAATGAAAAAACAAAAATCTAAAAACAAATAGTATGAATCCATTATTTCTTACTGACGGTTACAAAACAGGCCATCACGCACAATATCCTAAAGGAACAACTTTAGTCTATTCAAACTTTACTCCACGTAGTAATAAATATGCACCTAAAGGTTGTGACCAATTAGTATCATTTGGACAACAAATGGTAATTAAACAAATTCACGAAGCTTTTGACAAAGATTTCTTTTCAAAGCCAAAAGATGAAGTTTGTGGTGAAATGAAACGTGAATTGTCAATGTACTTAAACACTGATTATGACGTTAGTCACTTTGAAGCTTTACATGATTTAGGTTATTTGCCAATTATAGTTAAAACTCTCGAAGAAGGAACCCTAGTTCCAATGAGAACTCCTGTTTTGACAATTTACAATACGCATCCAGGTTTCTATTGGATTACAAACTACTTAGAGACAGTTATTTCTAACTTATTATGGAAACCAATGACTTCAGCAACTATTGCACATGCTTACCGTAAATTATTTACATCATGGCAAGAAAAAACTGATGCTGAAAAAGGTTGGTTCGTAGATTGGCAAGCACATGATTTCTCAATGAGAGGTCTTGATTCTATCGATGCAACTATTAGTTCAGGCCTTGGTCACTTAACAAGTTTCTCTGGTTCTGACAGTTTACCAGCAATCTTTGGTGCCCGTAAATTCTACAATGAAACTGAATTTGTAGCAGGTTCTGTGAATGCAACTGAACACTCAGTGATGTGTGCTGGATCTAAAGAAGATGAGGTTGGAACATTTAGAAACTTGATGGAAACATATCCAACAGGAATTCTTTCAATCGTATCTGATACTTGGGACTTATGGAAAGTTTGTACTGAACATATTGTTACTCTTAAAGAAGAGATTTTAGCAAGAGATGGTAAAGTAGTTATCCGACCTGATTCTGGTGATCCAGTTGATATTTTATGTGGTGTTATTTTACCTAATAAAAAAGAGTTAGTGGGTGTTGAAAAAAGACCAAATGAGAAAGGTGTTATTGAATTGCTTTGGGATGTATTTGGTGGAACTATCAATGAACAAGGTTACAAAGTTTTAGACTCGCATATTGGAGCAATCTACGGAGATTCAATTACATTAGATCGCGCTGAACAAATCTTTAAAAGATTAGAAGCAAAGGGATTTGCAAGTACAAACATTGTATTAGGAGTTGGAAGTTTCACATACCAATTCAACACAAGAGATACATTTGGTTTCGCGATGAAAGCAACCATGTTGAAGTTGATGGAGTTGGTAGAGAAATCTTTAAAGATCCAATCACTGATGATGGTGTTAAAAAATCTGCAAAAGGTTTATTAAGAGTTGCAGG